GTTTCCCAGTCACGATCGGGTCTATTACACAACCTCGGGCGTACGGTTACTCGATGCACTTCGCCCTCGTTAGCATCATAAGTTATGATCTTAGCGCCACGCTGAGATACCCACCCCCCTCTTGCACTATAAGCATCTCTTGCTGAAAGAGTAGGGTGCATCTCTGCGATAGCTCCACCGTCTTCAATTACTTTTTCATGGTGAAAATGTCCTGTATGTATGTAAGTATATTGTGCTGCTCCCCACATAGGTCTGAACCGTGGTTCACTAGAGAATAATTTGTGTAGTTGGTTTAACTTAGTCTTATGGCCGTGGTGGAAACACAAGAGTGTTTGGCCATGTAGATGTGCATAGTAAGGGAGGTTACTATCGTCAACTTCTACTCTTTTATCGTTAGAAAACATATGCTTAAGGTGCTTTCTTAACCAGACTGAACCCGCTTCATCGTGGTTACCCTCTGCTTGAATTACTTTTACCTTTTCAAATTTTTCCAACATCAATATAATGGCTTGTTGCATAACAAACATGGTCATATCAACCAGCTTGCCATAACGGGTATCTGCGTCTAGGACATGCCTATGGGCAGGTGTGACAGCAGTTAAACCATCCCAGTGTAAGAAATCGCCCAACTGGTTTAAAATAGCTGTGGAGGACTCAGGAGAAGCATCTATCATGTCTTTTACTGCGTTCAGGAGGACTTGTTCTGCTATCTCCATATCCCAAGCTTCACCACTCTCTTCCTCCCATGCGTACATGCCCAGATGGAAATCTGTTAGGGTTAGTAGTGAGAGTAGTTCTGAATCGTTAGATTTGGTTTTCTTTTTTACAGGTTTGAAAGCGCGGTGTAATGAAGAGGCCGCTTCTAGTTCATCTACTAAAATCCGTTTCTGAGCTTCTTTGTCAGAGTTGGATTTTATCCATTGCATTTTCAATTGGCCATCAGGGCCATATAAACTAGAGACTCCAGAAACGTTAAAGGCGTCTGGCACTGCATGAGACATATCGTGATCAGGGCTCCACCCCTTTTTAGAGGCTCTGCTTTTGAGACTTATCATACTCCTGTATGCATTTCCTTTGTTAGTCCCGGTTTTCTTCTCTAGGGCATTCCAAGAAAGACCTTCTAAGCGTGCATTGATTATAAGTTTTTGTTTTTCGGTAGCCCAAGGAAGCAGGCTGTTTAGCTCTTCTAGTGAAGGCATCTTAGACATCTTGTCATTCTCATTCAGCCAGGTTATGTTTGGTAGGATTGCCCTATCAAGTTTTGGATTATAACATTACCCACTGATAAAAGGACTATTTATCTTCTTCCAACCTATCTAGTCTATCTCGTAATCTTTTCTCTTTTTCGTAAGCCCTTGTCAGTTTTTCATTTACAAACTGTAATCTACGAGCATCTGCGTTATCTAATGTCCCTTCGAGTTTTTTGTCATCGTAATAAACCCGTAGCTTATTGAGTTCGTCAATTTCTTCAGTAGAATCTTCTAAATCATCCTCTGCTTTTGAGGTTATTAGATCCTTTTTCAATGCAATAACTTCTTGTTTGGCAGCATGTCTTTCTTCTAATAGCCAAAATACACCCCAAGATCCGCTCAGGATTAGCGCTACTAAGGTTAGGATTGTACTAACGAGGCTCAATTGTTTCATAATATTCTCTTAATTTATCAAAAAGTTTAATAGATACAATGGATTATAACGCAAAAAGATGCGTTTAATAAAAAACTTGTTTATAATCAACAACAGTCGAGTTGTGCTCGCTACTTGGTTTGTAACCAAATTAACCCTTATGGAGAATATTCATGTCTGATATTGACGAAAATCTTGAAACAAATGATCAGGAACTGGACGAACAAGAGCTTGCTGAAAAGAAAGCTTCAAAGTCGGCTGCAGATATTTCTGATCCAGCGGTAGAAGAAATGATCAAGAAGATGGCTAAAGAGATTGCTGACGAGCAGTTAAAACCCATCAAAGATAAACTTGATAAAGCTTACAAAGAACGTGATGAATTGGCTACTAAAGCTTCCAAAGCAGAGGAAGCCGCCCGTCAAGCCGAAATCGCTCGTTTGGAGGAAGATGGTCAAGAGTTGGAAGCTCTCAAGCTGAAGAACTCTGACTTATTGGGGAGGTTGAACGCCTTGGAAGAGCAAAACACTGCTCTGACTCGAGACCGGATCATATCCGATGCTGTTCTCTCTCTTGATTTCCGAAATGAGAGTGCCAAAAACATGGCGATTAAAGAGATTACCGACCAACTTCGTCAGGATGAGGATGGTTCTTGGAAGCATACATCTGGCATTTCCATACGTGACTTTGTAGAGCATTACGCTAAAGACGAAGAAAAGACATTTTTATTCAAGCCTAAAAACACATCTGGCTCATCTACTATGGCTCCCGGGTCATCATCTAATTCTAAGACTATTCCTGACTGGGTTAATAACACACCTAAGTCGCAGTGGTCAAGAGAACAGATGTTTGAAGCCCTTGAAAAAGGCTATCTAGGAACCTCAATAGAAGACCAGATGCGAGAACATACACTATATTAATGGAGTATTGAGTAATGGCTCTTACATCTTTTACTGCAGGCGAAGCTGCCTATCAGATGCAGTTTTTTGTACAGCGCGCCGTTAGTGAGTATGCACACGATACCTACACTAGCGCTCGTAAGCTGTCTGGAACTGCCATCGTTGGCGCAGACGCTTCTATAAACGTTGACGTAGAGGACTTCATCGGTCAGTTACGTTGGTATAAAACTTTAAACCCGGTTATTAACGTAGCCACTACAGGTAACAATCCAGCTGCTGGTGACACTACTACTGTAAGTACTGCGTTTGCCAAGTATGTTAAAACTGTCCGTACCCACGGTGCGCGTCAGGTAAACGTACAATCCGTTGTCTCTAAAGAAGACGGTTTGGCTAAGATCGGTCGTGATTTCGGTGAGACGAAAGCACAAGATGAGCACAATTCTATTCTGGAAACTCTGAATGGTATTGCCGCTTATGAGGCCACTCGTGGTGGAGGTATTGTAAACTTCACAACAGACGCTTCTTACGGTAATTCGACAGGTTTCTTCGTAGATATCTGTGCTGCTGGTGAGTTTGGTGCTGCTACAGCCGGTACTGGTCGTAAGCTTATTGATGCCTCTCAAGCAGGCGCATCCAAGGGCGAAAGACTTTTCCGTGCGCTGGGCATGGCCTTTAAAGACTATGAATCAGATTTCTACTACATGATTACTAGTCCTGAATTGCTAGCTGATTTACGTACTGCTAACTTGGTTGACCAGACTATCGTTACAGAGGGTAATCTTGAATTCCAGACTATCTTCAACGGTAAGTTCCGTCTGATCCAGTCCCGTGCGTCTACGGTTGATGCTTCGGCTTCAGCTAACGTGAATGACGACGCTACTAAGACCACTTTCATTGTCAAGCCTAATGCGCTTACTATGAAGGCCCTTAGTGTTCCAATGCCAGTAGAAATCGATCGTGCTGCTTCTGCCTACATGGGTGGTGGTACTACTGATATCTGGTATCGTTGGGGCTATGTTGTACACCCGATGGGCTACAACTGGGCTGGCGCTGAAGACGCTTTCGTACCTACTAGTGATCCTACTCCTGCGAGTGGTGCTTATGATGCGAATGATTCTTGGGCAAGAGCAGATATTAACTATTTAAATCTGGGTATTCTTCCGATTTTCCACGCGTAAGGATGTTGAGCGATGGCTCTGATAGTTGGTACTAATAGTTATTGTGACGCAACGTTTGCAGATGCATACGCTGAAGATCGAGAAGGCACTGATGATTTTGTCAATGCCACAACAGAGGATAAAGAACGCCTCTTAGTTAGTGCTACCGATTTTCTAGACACATTAGTGTGGATAGGAACAGCAGCTGTCGCTACTCAGGACTTGGCTTGGCCTCGTGACGCAGAGTATTATGATCCTAAAGTAGGTGACGTAGTTACTCTGACAGCCGAAACACCGGTTGAAATTCAAGAGGCCACGGTCGAGCTTGCAATGTCTTTTCTAGCAAATGGAAGTTTCACAGGAACTGGTGGAGGTGCTAAGTCAGGTACTCCTGATTCTATTAAGGTGGGCTCTATAGAGTTGTCGGGCCTTAATCAAGAAGACAGGCAGAATGTGACGATGGGTGGTGTAGCAATACCAACAATGGTTGCTAATCTAATTGGACACTTGTTGGCTACATCAACAACCTCCTCAGGCCTTTTTAAACCTTGGTTTAGGGCTTGGTAATGGCATTAAGAGACTTGATAAAAGAACAGGTTGCAAATGCATTCATACAACTGGGTGATATAAAGCAATCTATTACGTTCAACGTAACTACTGCTAGAGATTATGACTTTATCAGTGGTGATGTTTCAGAGTCAATTGATCCAGTAACTCTTTCAGGAGTTATTGAGGAAGTTTCTGCTGAAGAAAATTCGGATTCGGAGGGTATCCTGTGCGGTATTACGGCTAAGTTTATCGTTAACAAAGAAGACTTGCCTAATTATCAATTGTTTGATAGTTTTACTACTGGTGGAACTGCATATAAAATAGTTGAGTATACGGATAATGGATATTCAGTAGAGGGTGTGGGGATAAGTGAATAATGGCTAGCTACTCTCAAATCATAGCTGATTTGGAAGCAGTCTTTGGTGATTCATCTTGGACAGGCCATGGTGTCGAAGCTTATCCATCTAACTATGCCCCTCTTGCTGGAACAAAACCGAATGAATACTTGGTAATAGAGCTACTAACTTCGGATGTAGAAGAAGTATACGGAGCCGATAGAGAGTTGAGAGGATTGATTATAGTACAAATCTATGTACCTGCAGGTAAAGGTACTAGACGAGTCTATGAGATTTCTGATTTGTTAGACGGTGTATTACAGAAGAAAGAGTTAGGTTCTAGTATACAAACTGGTACCTCCTTCTGTGATATCAAAGGAAATGATGTGGATGATCCTGCCTTGTTTAGAGCAGATTATACCTTAAGGTTTTCGTCTTATTAATAGGAGAACAGACAAATGCCTAATATTACAGCTATTGGTGCAGGAATCTATACCTCTTTGTCTTTCGTGGAGATGTCAGTAGTAACTGGTACTCCGGGTGCAGGCGAAGTAAGTAAAGATGACGGCGCTGAAACATGGGCAGCTAACTTTGAAACTCGTACAACCCCGACTCCGGGGACAGGCTGGGTTCAATGGGCAGCTGCAACTTCGGCACGTTCATTCGGTCGTATCCGTGAATTCCCTAACTTGGGTATTCCGGCTAACATCGTAAACGTTCCTCAATACGGTCAAGCTAGTACTAGCCAGATTGTTGGACAGAGTGATCCTCCCAACTTGGACTTTACGTTCAACTACGTTGCGGCGGAACATTACTTTATTGATGACTTGCGTGCCTCTGGCGAGCAACGTCTATTTAGAGTGCGTCTAGCAAATGGTGAACAAGTAGCTTCTACTGGCGTTCGATCGTGACTGGGAAAC